CCTTTCTTTGATTTGTTGCTGAACGATTTTAAACTGGGTTGATACGGCAAAATCTCGTAGTTGTAGTCTATGGTTTTGCTCCACCACATCACAAAATCCTGTACCATCTTCCTGAGTGCCATTTTGATTGAAATAGTCATTAGAATTTTCCAGTTCATTAAGAAAATAGTCTTTGAGTTTCATACAACCGCCTTTTTTTGGCGTATAGAATCCTCAAAACGCTCAAGGCGAACTAACCTATATTCATCCAATTCCTCTGAACTGTCAACCCATTTTGTAGTTATTTTTCCATCAACACGTAATTCTGCTATACGCTTGGAATAGGTGTTTAAACGCTGTCTTATAATGTCTGCCATGCTTGTAAAGTCATTGGCTTGATAGGCTTCTACCATCGCTTGTGAGTCCCACAGTTGGTCGCACATTTCGTTGGCTGTCAACTCTTGTTTAACTGCATACATCTCGTCTTGAATCTTTAAGTTTGTCATCATTTACTCCTGTTAAAAATGTATCTTCTCAGATTTATTGATTAAGGGAATCGGTGTTTACCCTATGTGCCATGTTTTTAATAAAAACTGCCATAGATGCTGTTGTGTCACCACCATTTTTCATCTTTGCTACTTCATTGGCACAATCAATCAGGGCTGAAGTCCAACCTTGTAAAAAGATGTGCCATGCCGCATCTTCTGTAAATTCATATTCACCAAAGATTCTGATAAATTCTGATTGTGCTTTATTCATTCTTATCCCCTTGCTCTGATACAAATTGCAATAAAATCAGAATAATCTCTATTAGTTTTGCTTTTAAAACATTCGTCACAAATCAACGCACACGCTTCACGCTCTTTCTCTGCTACCAGTTTGGCAAATTTATAAATGTCTTTATCGGTACATACAAATAATTCGCTTTCTTCTTCACTTGGCTTGCCATGCGAAACAAACTCTGCCTCCATAGCCATCTCAATGATTTCATCTTGTGTCATACACTTTCCTCCACATATTTTTCCAATCGTCTAATGTCTTTCATTGTCAAATAGTCTTCAATGTCTACCAATTCGTCATCAACTAAGATGAACGTAAAAACATCAACTCGAAACTCAACACCATTCTCAGGGTCTGATTCCTGAACTTCAAATGTCATCACCACCTTGTCAACATCGGGATATTTCTCGTTAAATTCCTCGTTGTCGGGCAAGTTGGGCAACATTGCAATTTCATACTCAAAGTCATAGTAGTTGGGACTCATTTTCAACACCTTTTAAGAAACGGAACATACCGCAATAAGGACTTTGCCATAAAATCTCAAATTGTTTTACAGGGTTTTCCCTAGTTGACTTAAAATAAATTCAAGGCATATTTACAGGATTCGTAATCTGCGATAAACTGTTTGGGGACAGGCTACTCTTAGCGGAGGAAAAGGCGATTCGTTACCGCCCTGCCAATGTTCCCACCAAGTAACGATGACCGATAACGTAAGGTTTCTATGCACTACTACAAATTCAATATTGCCGACTATCGTAAAGATACAGGCCATCTTTCCACACTTGAGCATGGCATCTACCGCCAACTCATTGACTGGCAATATCTTGACGAAAAACCCATTCCAAAGGAAACCCAAGTGGTTATCAGGCGGTTACGTTTGGGTTCTGAAGATGAGTTCAAATCACTAGAAAATGTGCTTTCTGAGTTTTTTAGTTTGTCAGAAGATGGGTATGTTCAAAAGCGAATAATGATGGAAATACATGGTTATCAGAGTAATGCTGATAAGAACAGAACCAATGGAAAACTAGGTGGTAGGCCAAAGAAAACCCAGTCGGTTATTTTGGGTAACCCAAACGAAACCCAACCGAAAGGCAACCATAAACCATTAACCATTAACCAAGAACCAATAACCAATATAAATACAACACCTATCGGTGTTTCTGATTCTGTTTTTCAGGAATTCAAATCTTTAAGAAAAGCCAAGAAAGCCCCTATAACTGAGCGAGCCATTGATGGCATAAGGACTGAGGCTGAAAAGGCAGGTTGGACTCTAGAGCAGGCAATGACAGAATGTTTGGTTCGTGGTTGGACAGGATTTAAGGCTGATTGGGTTGTCAAACCAAATGTTGCCGACAAAGTGCATCAAACTGTGCCAAGCACATTTGAGCGTGACCCTACTTTAGTTGCATTAGACGCTAGTATTAAAAATGCAAAGACTAATCCTCAGATGATTGCCATGATTCGTGAAAAACTAAAAGGCAGGACAATATGAAAGTTTTACCTATTAAAAACGAAGAAACCGAGCCTTGGTTATTAAAAAAACATTATGCTCATAGGATGCCACAAATAATGTTTTCTTTTGGTCTTTATGATGAATCCAATTTGATTGGTGTGATAACTTATGGAATACCTGCTTCTCCTTCACTTTGCATGGGAATATGTGGGAAAGAATATTCAGAAAAAGTTTTGGAGTTAAATCGTATTTGTTTAGAAGAAAATGGTAAAAATCAAGCATCTTTTTTAGTAGCAAACTCAATAAAACTTTTACCAAAACCAACTATCGTTGTTTCTTATGCCGATACTGCTCAGGGTCATGTGGGTTATGTTTATCAATCGACTAATTTTCTTTATACGGGTTTGTCTGCAAATAGGGTTGATTGGACAATCAAAGGGCAAGAGCATAAACATTCAAAAACTATTAGTGATGGAATGACTTTAGAGCAAATAAAAGAAAAACATGGGAATGATTTTTATTACACCGAACGCTCAAGAAAACATCGATATATTTATTTTCATGGTAATAAAACAGACAAAAAAATCTTTAAAAATAAGTTAAATTATCCAATAGAACCCTATCCAAAAGGAAATTCTTTGAAATATGACTCAGGTGGTATTGTTAACAAACAGGAACTTTTATTTGTATGAACCATGAACAAGCCATTGCCATCCTTGACAAACACAAAGAAGGAAGCCATGAATACTCTATGCTTACCATCAATCGAGCCTTATGTATCACAGGAGACATCGTATCGGAGTCAGTTAGATTGGCTTGTGAAGTTGGCAAATACGAAAGGTTGGAAAGAATATACGTGGCACAGAACGAAGGAACTGAACGAGATTCAGTTATTCAAGGGAATCAAAGACGATTTGGTAAAGATAATGAGGTTACAGAATGACACGACCAAAGAGTGAAATAACGAATGTCCAATGTACAGTTTGCATTAGGCTAACACCACCATTGAGAGACGAATACAAGCGTTTAGGTGATGCCAAATGGTTGCGTAAACTACTAGCCCAAAGTATCGAGCAAGAGCGTTTAAACAAGGTTAAATTATGATTTTCTGCGGTGTAGACCCAGGCTCTGTATCTGGTGCAATAGGCTTTATTCATGGTGCGGATGGTTCTTATATTGACTCATGGATGATTGAGCACAAAGATAAGCACATATTGGCATTGGCTTTTAAATCTCGCATACTAGGTGCAATTCCACCAAATGAGGGTGCAGAGATAGGCATGGAATCAGTCCACAGTATGCCAAATCAGGGCGTGGCGAGTACATTTCAATTCGGGCGAGCCGTAGGAGTAATTAGTGCAGTATGTGAGTTAACGAGATACCCGTTTCACTTAGTAACGCCTCAGAAGTGGAAGGGCTATTTTGGGTTGACTAAGGATAAAAACGAAGCATTGGACATGGCTAGGATGTATTGGCCTGAAGCAAAATTAAAGTTAAAGAAGGACATAAACAGGGCTGAGGCTTTGCTGATAGCCCAATGGCTAAGGTATCAAATCAATGGCAAAGATTGAGCAAAAACAAAGGATTTTTTACCTTACTGATGCGGAAATTGAAATATTTAAAAGGGTCGGTGATGGCAATATGACCGAAGGCGTGAGGGTATCGGCACGATGGGCAAATCACTTTTTTAACATTGGGCTGACAACTGACATTGACTTAAATCATGTGGGGCTGATAACAATAGCAGATAACGAGCACGAATAATATAGCCCTAGAAACGATTTTAAGGCACTTTAGAGACGTTTTTTTAATTAGGCAATGGTAGGATAAGGACTGGCAATAAAAAACCCACCGAAGTGGGCTATAAGTGAGTATTTACTGACTAGTTAAATGATTTCATTCTGACAAAATAAGGGGCATAAAAACTTCTGTTTTCTCCCCTTCCCCTGCCGCTTGTATCAATTATCACTAAATTGACTTGGCTAAAATTGTGTTTTAATGCGGTTTCTCTTTTTATATGACCAGCATAAACACGCATATATGCTCCATTGGGAGTATGTTTAAAACAATATGATTTTTTAAGATAACTCATGTTGACACCTTT